CAGCCGGAAGGTTGAGGAAGATGTGATAGTCGCGCCAAATGCTGACTCAACGGTGATCGTGGCCGCTGCGCCGAGCGTGTTACGCAGGATCGTGCGGACATCACCAGCGCCGGGGCCGCCCGTAATCTCGATCTTGTAACCCGCGAGGCTGCGCTGCAAGTTCAGACCAGTAACAACCGTTGTCGTGGAGCCGCCCGTTGCAGTCCCGGTCGGGCCAACAGCGCCACAGGTGCCGCATGTGCCAGCGCTAAATGTGCCAGCAAGGGCAGGCGATGGAACCCGAATCCAGCCATCCTCGAACGGGTAATAAAGCCATGCCGTCGTGTTGCTGTTGACGTAAAGTTGGCGTTGCTGGTTAAGGCGGCTTGAGATGATGAGCGATGCGTCAGTGGTAGCGCTCGGCGCGGGCGTCGGCATGACAGCCCAACGCTTCAGGTCGATGATTTTGCGGTTATAATTGGCGACGGGCATGGCTGATCCTCAGGTGATGACGATGTTGCGGCGCAGGTCGGCTTCGTTGCCGAGCGTAAGCGCAATTATCTGTTGGTTCGCGGCGATACCGCCGATCTGTGTTTGGTTGGTCATCGTGTTGAGTGTTAGAACCGTGTTGACGGTGCCCACCGCTGAGCCGGCATCGGTCAGCACCCGCAAGCGGCCAGCGGCATCGGGGTTCAGAAATCCGAGAAGCGACGCGAGATTGTGAATGGCGAAGGCTATTTCCTCAAGCGTGGCCTGAGTTGCGATTTCCTTGCCAAGCCCTGCATCATCGCTGGTGCGGACCACGCCGGCCAGCTTGCCGTCAATGGTCTCAACCGCAAGCTGATCGGTGCCGGAGCCGGTGTTAGCCCGTGCTGGAAGCGCTGTAATCGTCATCTGCATTTCTCAGCCTCAATTCTGCAAGCGAACCGTGGAAGCGTTCAGCGTGAACGTGCCACCGCTTGACACAACGTCCGAACCAAAATCGTTCACCGCAATCAATTCATCAGCACTTGCCGCACCACCGCGCGAAACGTAATAAACTGCCTTTCGCGCCGTGATGGTGGAGTTCGCCCAGCTTACTTGCCCAAGCGCAATATCTACGCGGTCATTCGCAGTGTCTTTAGTCACCGTCACCGCAGAGGTAACGCCGCCCGCCGTGTAGCCAGCGCCAGAGACTTCATTCGTCACGTCGCTGCGCTTGGTGTGTGTGTCCTTATTCTCGGCATAGCTGGACGTCACCAGCATTGCCTTGACCGTCACCGCGTCCATATCAATTACGCCGCGAATGACATCATCCCAGAACGAATTGTAAATCAGACTTGCCATTTCGTTTGTCCTTTCGCGCCATCATCAACGCAGTCACTTCAATTGCAGAAAAGCGCCCGCTGCAATCGCGCCCAGCACCGCCATGGTCATTGCCTTAACGACTTGGCTCCAAACAGTCTTTTTGGTGGAGCGCCAGGCGTCGAGAAGGTTTCGCAATTCCTTCATATCCTCGCCCGCGTTTTCGTCATGCAAGCCAACAGACTGCAATGCTTCACGCGCGCCCTGTTTGGCAGCGCGCGCAATCATCTGTTCGATAACCTCTGGAGACATGGCGCGACGCTCTTCAGCCATGGGTTAGCCCTCGGCTTTTTTCTTCGCCTTCGGTTGGCCGGGCATTTCTGCCCAGCCTTCCCGAATAGCAACCGCCGCGAGTTCACCGTGGACTTCATCGCCCACGGCAAATTCGCGCCCATACACTTCGCCGTCCGGCGCCCCGATAAAGGGCACCGTGACAATTGCGATCACCTGATCTTCTGACATAATAGCCTCCAATCAGGTCGCGCTAATGCGAAGGAGCTTGATGGCTTGGGAGTTACGGATACGCCCGCCCACGCGCCTGCGGATGTAGAACTGCACAAAGCCGGGCAGAGTGATTTCGTCACGCGTCATACGCATCCCGACGCGATCCGCAATCAAATAGCCTTCACGGAAATCACCAAAGGCAATCGGAAACACGTTTGCCGCAACCGCCGGCATATCTTCGGCCTCAGTGATCGGATAGCCGAGGAAGGTTTCAGCCTGGCCCATGGAAAGCGAAGGCTGCCACAGATACTGTCCCGTGCCGGAACCTTCACGATATTTGCGAAGGGCGGAAAGAACCAGCTTCGAGGTGACAAACCGCGCATTAGAGCGATAGCGGGCGCGCAACGAATAGACCAGATCATAGAAGATGTCCGGGCTGGTTGGCATCGCCGCCGCCTGGCCAGAAGCGACATACTGCAACGTGCCGAAGGCGCGCGATGCGTCAGCAGTCGTTACAGGCGTCGGACCGGCAAGGAAGCCGGTCGGGCGATTGGTGCCGTTGCCAGAGACAAAGGCCAAGCCTTCGCCCTGCGCCATGGCTTCAGCCGCGCTGGTGACAAGCCAGTTTTCGACGTCAAAGAAAAGATCATCAAGGCTTTCTTCCGAGGCGCGCGGGCGGGCAGAAGCCATGCCAAAAGTCGGCGCCACTTCAGCCAAGTCAGGCGTATTGGTTTGGCTGCGAGTGCCAGCTTCGCCAACCCATTCAAAAGCCGAACCGTTCACGTCGAACAGTTCCTTGTAATCCGGGCTGCCAACCGCGCGAACGGTGGCAATCTGACGGATCGGGGAAATGTCCACAGACAAACGCGCAATCGTGCGCTCAATCACTTCGGGCAGCGCAAAGCCGCCGGCGGAACCGGTCGAGGTCACAGTCTGAACGGCGCGGGTTTCAAAGCCGTCATCACTCATGCTGCGATTTTGCAGCGCCTTCGCCGTTTCGCGCATCCGCATTTCGGCGCGCGGATCGCGCGGGTTACGCACCCAACCGAGAAACGCATTGCGATAAGCAAGCGCCTCGGCAGTGTCAGCACCAGCGCCAGCCTCGCCAGCGCCACCCGGACGCGCGGCGCGGGTTTCAGCCTGTTCGATGCGCTTTTTGATTTCCGCTTGGGCATCAAGCACCGCATCAATGCGCGACAGCTTTTCATCCAGGAGCGGATCAGCAGCGCCGCGCTTGGCAATTTCGGCAAGGCGCGCATCATTGGCGGACTTGTATTCTTCAAAAGCGGCGCCGATTTTTTCAATGGCGCCAGTCAGGGCCTCAGACATGAGGAATTCCTTTCAGGATCAAGATTGCAGGGAACGCAACAGCCTATCGGCTGCCTTGTTTGCGCGCTCGGTTGCGATCTCGGCATCTCGCCGTTCAGCACCCATTCGCATCAGGCGAGACACAAGCGCCGTCGCCTGAGACTTCGACACGTCCGGGGCTACATCACGCAACCACCGCTCCGCGTCGGAAGGTTTAAGAATTTCATCAATTGCAGCGGCCTTCACGCGCGTCACGCGCGCGGACTTGGCAGCGGGAAAAGTCACAAGTGACACTTCCCAAAGATCAACCGCCCGCACCGTGCGGATGTCGGTCTTGGGGTCGTATTCATCATCTTTGGTGACAAAGCCGATGGACAGGCCGGAAATGGCGCCAGCCTTCACAAGCGCGAAAGCCTCCCGCGCTTGCGCCACGTCCATCGCCAAGCGGCCCTTCACGCGAAGGCCGCGCTGATCCTCGTCCATGCTTTCCCAAACACCAATCGGCATATCCTGCCGGTGTTGCCAAAGCATGGCCGGCATAGTGCCCGCCGCGCGATGCTCGGCAAGGCTGGCCGCAAAAGCGCCCGGCACAACGACATCGCCATAAGCGTCTTCTTGCCCAAAGACAGAACCAAAGCCCTCGATAACGCCCTCTTCACCTGCCGCGCGAAGGGCAAGCGCAAAGTCGCGCGTTTCCCGCCGCGCGCCCTGTTCGCGGTTGTCAATCATTCCATTTTCCTTCGCTTAAACCGCCGGTGATTCCGGCTCGGGCGCAGCGGGAGCGCCATTCATGTTCGCAGGCGTCAAAGGTTCGTCCAAGCCGGGCAGCGGGTCCTTGCCTTCCTCATCGCGCAATTCATTTCGGGTATAAATGCCAAGTTCCGCCATGGCGCGCGCCCATACCGCGCGATCCGCCATGCTGCCCGCCGTCAGATAGCGCGTGTCAAACTCGCACCACAAAGGCCCGGAGCCATCCAGCAGAAATTCATCCAGGCGCTGCAACCAAAGCTGGTGCCATGGCGCCAGCGTGTGTTTGAGATGCGCCGCAAAGAACGCCTCAGAGCTGGCAAAGGTCGCGCTCTTGTCTGAATGCCCGACCATGATCGGAAACACGCCAAAGGCGCGGCAGATTTCCTCAATCTGCAAGCGCCGCGTCTCGACATGCTGCGCGTCTACGCCAGTCATCGCCATCGGCATGTATTTCATGGCGTTATCAAGAATAGCCGTGCCGCTGCGCTTGTCCGCCGTAAAACGCTGCCAGGATGCGCGAAGGCGCTCCATAGCGGCAGTGTCTAGCTTCGCCTCAGTCGTCAGGATACCAGCCGGACGCCCGCCGTTTTCGTGCAGCTTGGCCTGCGATTGTTCAGCCGCCATGGACAGGCCAATGGCCGAAGCCGCAAGCCGCACCGCATTCAGGCCGCGCCAGAAATCCCACTGCCAATTCGGCAGGTGAAACACATCATCCGGCCCAAGCTCGCCAATAAAGCCAAATTCATCATGAATGCGATACCGCACCTGATAGCGCGCCGTGCGGTCTATCTGATAATTGCCAGGCCGCACCGGGATCAGTTCTCGCACGCGATTGCCGGACATGACTTTCACTGCCAAGGCATCGCCGGTAAGCGCCGCGTGAAGCGTCATCGTGCGGCGAAACTCAAAGCTTGTCTGCCACTCATTGGGCCGGCGCGAAAGCATCCGAAACTCGGGGATATTGCGCGCAAGCTGGCGCCGCCGGTCAGCATCTTCTCGAAACACATACAGGGCAGGCGTCGCGCATCCGTCCGCAATGACCTTCACACACGCTAGCACCGTCGCCACCTGCAAGGCAGTCTGTGGCGTCACTGCAAGCCCGGCAACCGTCGCGCCATAGGCTTCATCTATGCGCGCCATCACCTCTTCGAAGGGGCGCGGCGCAGATCGAAAGGAAAGCGCACCTCGAAGGCGCGTGATCAAGTTCATTTCACAGGACCACCATCTCCGAGGTTTCAAGATAGGAATGCGCTTCAGCCTGCGCCGTAGCGGCCCCTACTGCCATCGCCAGCGCGACAAGCGCATCAATGCGGTTAACAGCCTTCCGCTTGGAAAACCAGAAATTGCCAAACGGATCATTTTCCGTTGTGGCGCTCATCATAGCGGAAATCAGCACCGGCGACCGCCGCAGCCTGATCCGCTTTTCAAGAATAAGTTGCTCCAGGATCAGCTTGGAGCCGGGCATCCATAGCCCTTGCGCGCCCTTTTTCTTGCCGCCTTGGGGATGCTCCACAATGGGAAGCGTCACGCCAAGGCTATCAAGCTCCGGCTCAAAGTGCCGCTTGAAGCCGTAGCTGTCATACGCAACCGCCGCGATTTCATAGAGCCCGACCAATTCAGCCAACCGCGCCGCAACAAAATCAAAGCGCACCATCCGGCCAGGCGCGGCATTCAGAAAGCCGTCCTTAACCCAAAGGTCATAGGGCACGTTATCCCGCAACGCGCGCTCGGCCAGCGTATCGCCAGGCGTCCAAGCTTCTACCCAAGCGTCAAAAGTCGGCAAGCGCGCCGTGGTGCCATCCTCGCCCGGCATGTCCACAAAGCCGGTCGGCACAACAAAGGCCAGCGCGGTCAAGTCTTGCGTGGCGGAAAGGTCCAGACCGCAGAAAACCCGCTCGCCGGTATGTTCGGTTTCCGGCTCAAACTCACTCAGGACCGCTTCAAGCGCCGGGCGCGACATCCAGGCGGTATCGCTTTCCGTCCACTGGCAAAAATGCAACCGGAGGATGTTGTTGAGCTTGCCGGGGATAGCCTTGGCCTGCCGCACCACCCCGGCGAGGTAGTCAGGCTGAACCGTCACACCTAGCAGCGGGTTCGCCTTCACCCAACAGGCCGGGTCTTCTAGCGGGTCATCGCCCGGATCAAGGCCGCAAACGAAGCTGAAGGCTTCATCGTCCAGCACTTCCCCGACGAAAGTGAACGCCTCGTCAGGTTCCCGCGTCCCGGCTGCCACCCGGACCGCGTGTTGATGCTCTTGCCAGCACACGCTTTGCCGGTCACTACCGGAATTGGTCGCCATAATCAAAAGCGGTTGCCGGCGCCACTTGAACCCGCGCTCCAGCATCTCGATCATCGTGCCGTTGCGATGCTCATGCACCTCATCGCACAAAGCGCAAGATGGGCGAGGGCCAGACTGCCCGTCATCGCTGCTTATCGGGCGAAAGAAACTGCCCGTCTTCAAGTCCGCCAAATTCCAAACCGGATTGCCGCCGCTTGGCGTCAGCCTGCCCGATAGCGCGGGCGATTGCTGAAACATCGCCACCGCGTCCCGAAAAAGAACCATAGCCTGGTCCTTTTTCGACGCTGCCGCATAAACCTCGGCCCGGTCCTCGCCGTCTGCCGTCAGGCAATACATCCCGACGCCGGCCATAAGCGGCGACTTGCCGTTGCCCTTGGCAATCTCAATATAGGCCCGCCTGAAGCGCCTTGTGCCATCCTTCCGGCGCCAGCCGAACAGGCTTCCCACAATGAATTTCTGCGATGCGTGAAGCTCAAACGGGCGGCCTTCAAACTGCCCACCGTTCAGCCTCAGCACCACCTCAAAGAACGCTATGGCGCGGTTCGCCGCGTCAACATCCCAAGTCAGGCCGCGCGCATTGGCGGTCCTTATGTCCGCCAGGTGCCGCTGGCAGGCGTTCCGCACATGCGGCCCGGCGATTATGCGGCATGATGTAACGTCCTTCGCCCAATCGGTCGCCGGGTCAAGCGAAGAACCGGGCGGCGGGGTCTTCTTTTTCGGCGCCTTCGCCGTCATGCGCTTTCACCTTGCTACGCGCCGCTGGCGTCTGGCCAAATTCCACAAGCCAAGCCTTCAAGCGGCGGTCTGCATCCATCAGCGCCGAATAAGCCGGGCGCATCCGCTCCATCTCGCCGCCTGCCTTGGTTTCCACCACCTGGAAACGGCCATTGACGGCAATGTCTTGGCGCAGCGCCACAATCTCTGCATAAGTCTCGGCGACCTGCTCCAGCGCCGCCGCGTCCGCCTCAGTCAACACGCCAAAACGATCCAGGATCGCAGCAAACCGGCCCCAGGCCACGCGCGCATCCGGCGAAAGATGCTCAGGCGGTGACGGAATGACGCGGGCAGGCTTCGGTTCGGCATCGTTCAGCCGCCGCTTTCCGGGATTGCCGGTAATCAGCTTCAAATGCGACGGTTTTGGCCTTCTACCGGCCATAACTTTTACCTTTCATTTCGCGGCGATGTGCGGGAAGG